ACTATATTCAATCATTTGAGAAAAGAAAATATAGTAGTGCCGCCAGCTAATCATAATGACAAGGAAGGAGAATATGAAGGAGCGTATGTTAAGAAACCACAAGTTGGTATGCATAAATGGATAATGTCTTTTGATCTTAATAGTTTGTATCCGCATCTTATTATGCAATATAACATTTCTCCTGAAACTATTAAAGACACTTTGCCGTGGGATGTAGATATTGATGATTTGATTGATAAGAAGATAGATCTTTCTGATTTAAAGAATAATGATTTGACCATGACAGCCAATGGGGCATTTTATAGTACTTCTAAATTAGGATTTTTGCCTGAATTGATGCAGAAGGTGTATAATGAGAGAACTGAGGCCAAGATAAAGGAAATAGAATTACGTAAAATTAATGAAACTACTCCTTCACGCCAATTACAAAATGAAATAGCAAAGTATAATACATTACAGATGGCAAAAAAGATTTTGCTTAATAGTGCCTATGGTGCTTTAGGAAATAAATATTTTAGATATTTTAATGTATTACAAGCAGAGTCTATTACTATGTCTGGTCAATTATCTATCAGATGGATAGAAAATAAATTGAATGAATGGTTTTGGAAGAATATTCCTGAAAATGGAGAAAATGATTACGTGATAGCGGCTGATACTGATAGTGTTTATTTGACTTTTGATCATATAGTTGAAAAGTATTTATCTGGAAAATCAGATGATAAAATAATTAAATTTCTTGATACTATTTCTAAAGATAAAATAGAACCTTATATTACTGAGTGTTATGAAGAATTATCTGAATATTTAAATTGTTATTCACAAAAAATGTTTATGAGTCGTGAGGTGATAGCAGATAAAGGGGTGTGGACTGCTAAAAAGAGATATATATTAAATGTATATGATAATGAAGGAGTGAGATACAATAGTCCAAAATTAAAGGTAATGGGTATTGAAGCAGTTAGGAGTTCTACTCCTTCTGTATGCAGAGAAAAAATTAATTCTGTTATGAGTGATATATTAAATACCGATGAAGATACTGTGATAGATAGTATTCAAGTATTTAAGAAAGAGTTTAAAACATTGGAGGCTGAAGAAATTTCTTTTCCTCGCTCATGCAATAATATAAATAATTATTGGAATGTTAGTTCTATTTATAGTAAAGGTACGCCACTTCATGTGAAGGGTGCATTGTTATATAATTATTATTTACAAGATAGTAAGTTAGATGATAAATATCAACTAATTAAAGAAGGTGATAAAATTAAATTTGTATATTTAAAAGTTCCTAATCCTTTTAAAGATAAAGTTGTTTCTTTTGTGAATTCTTTACCTAAGGAATTTGAGTTGTCTAAATATATAGATTATGATTTGCAATTTGAAAAATCATTTCTAGATCCAATTAAATCTGTATTGGATGCTATAGGATGGAAATACGAAAAAACGGCAGATTTGACTAGTTTTTTTTAAGTGGAGGATTATTATGGGTTTGAGAATATATGAATTAGCGAAAGAATTTGGAGTTGATTCTAAAAAAGTTATAGAAGTTTTACAGGATAAAGGCGAAGATGTAAAGAGTCATCTTAGTAGTGTTGATGCTGATATTGGTAGAAGAATTGTTCAGGAAACTATTATTGATGCTGTAGACGATAAAATTATAGAAGCTGCAAAAAAAGTAGAGGAAAAAATAGATGAAATCACAACATTACCTATTTCAGATTTTGTTCCGAATGTTGTCGAGGAAGCAACAGAAAAAATTGAAGAGGTTCAGGAATCTATCGAAGAAAAAGTTGATTCGATTGTTGAAAATGTCGAGGAAACAGTTGATGAAGTGGTCGAGAGAGTTGAAGATTTAGTTCCTGATAATAAAGAAATTGAAAGAAAACTAGCAGAAACTAGAAAGAAAATAATTGATAGTCAATCGTCTAGGGGTTTATTAGCTTGGATACTATCTTTATTTGGAATTAAAGGATAAATTTATGGACAACGATTTCCTAAAATCATTGGTTAAGGATCTTGCTGATGAGCATACTACTATAGCGGCAGATGGTAAATCATCTGCCGAATTTAGTGGTACCATGGATACTGGTTCTTATATTTTAAATGCTGCATTATCAGGTTCTATATATGGTGGAGTTCCAAATAATAAAATAACAGCATTTGCTGGGGAAACTTCTACTGGTAAAACATATTTTGTATTAGGAGTAATTTCTCAATTTTTAAAAAGTAATCCAGATGGAGGGGTTATATATTTTGATACGGAAAGTGCTGTTACTAATGATATGCTTATAGATCGAGGTATAGATCCTGTAAAGGTGATTAAATCTGAACCAGATACTATTCAGAAATTTAGACACAATACCATAATGATGATTGATAAGTATCTTGAGCAGGATGAATCGGAACGTAGGCCATTGATTTTTGTTCTGGACAGTCTTGGTCAGTTATCTTCCACTAAAGAGATAGAAGATACTGCTGAAGGATCTGAAACACGGGATATGACTAAAGCACAAATTTTAAAAGCTACTTTTCGTGTATTGAATTTGAAATTAGCAAAAGCTAACGTTCCTATGTTAATTTGTAATCATACTTACGATGTTGTTGGTTCTTATTATCCTCAGAAAGAGATGTCAGGTGGTTCAGGATTGAAATATTCTGCTTCTACTATTGCCTTTTTATCCAAAAAGAAAGAAAAGGATGGAACAGAAGTTGTGGGGAATATTATTAAAGTTAAGATGCAAAAATCTAGACTTTCTAGGGAAAATAGAGAAATTGAAGTTCTTCTTGATTACACTACAGGATTACATAGATATTATGGTCTTGTGGATCTTGGTCTCAAATACGATGTTTTTAAGAAAATTGCTAATCGTATAGAAGTTGAAGATGGTAAGAAGGTTTATGCTAAAAGTATGTATGATAATCCAACTGAATATTTTACACCTAATATAATGGATAAATTAGAAGAAGCTGCCCAAAAGGAATTTCAATATGGATTTTTTGAAGATGATGTGGAGGAAATTAGTGAAGAGGATTCCGGATTATAGAGTATTAGATGATGATGGTCAGTCGTATATTGAGATTACGACTGGCCAATATGCTGGTTGCATATATAAGTATGGAAAATTGGAATTGCCTGAAGAAGGAGAAAAGAACTTGATATTATCCTTTGATTATGCTATAATACAATCATCCCCTAATAGAGGATTAAGAGGTGTCAATCTTGATGAAGATTCTAATTTTAAAGAAACGATAGGTGATATTTTGGTTGATATTATAACATCGGAGGCGACCCAAGTTGAGACAAGAAGTACTGATACTCAAGAATTTATTGACGAATGAAGAATATACAAGAAAAGTTTTACCCTACCTTAAATCAGAATATTTTATAGATCATAGCGAAAAATTCATTTTTTCTACTATTAATGATTATGTTGATAAGTATAATAATCTTCCCAGTTTAGAATCATTATCTGTAATTATCAATGAATCTGATATACCAGAAACAACATTAGAAGGAATTTCTACCACATTGTCTGAATTTGGTAATGTGGTAGAGTCTGACTTGGATTGGTTGTTTGATATAACAGAAGAATTTTGTCAGGATAAGGCTGTTTATAATACTATCATGGAGTCTGTTGAAATTATAGAAGGCAGACATCAAACATATACTAGAAATAATATTCCGGAAATGATGGCTGATGCTATTTCAATTAATTTTGATGTTCAGGTAGGCCATGATTATTTTGAAGATAGTGAGAGTAGATTTGATTTTTATCATAAGAAAGAAGAAAAAATTTCTTTTGATTTGCAACATTTTAATAAAATTACAAAAGGCGGTTTACCTAATAAGTCTTTAAATATTATTCTGGCCGGGACTGGTGTGGGTAAAAGTTTGTTTATGTGTCATTGTGCAGCAGCAAATATTTCTGATGGGAAAAATGTTCTGTATATTACATTAGAAATGGCAGAAGAACGAATTGCTGAAAGAATTGATGCTAATTTATTAAATGTGAAACTGGAAGATTTGCATGAATTGTCAAAAGATATGTATGAAACCAGAATGGATAAATTAAAAGCTCAGACACATGGAACTCTTATAATTAAAGAATATCCAACGGCATCTGCCAATACACATCATTTTCAATCATTATTAAAAGAATTGAAGATTAAAAAACAATTTATTCCTGATATAATTTATATTGATTATCTTAATATTTGCTGTTCATCTAGAATGAAACAAACTGCTAGTGTAAATTCATATACTTATATAAAAGCAATTGCAGAAGAAATGAGAGGGTTGGCAGTAGAACATAATATTCCTGTTGTATCTGCTACTCAAACTACTAGAACAGGATTTTCTAGTGAGGATTTAGATTTGACGGATGTTTCTGAATCGTTTGGTCTTCCTGCAACTGCTGATTTTATGGTGGGAATTACTGTTAATGAGCAATTGGAAGAAGATAATCAAATGATGATAAAACAATTAAAAAATCGTTATAATGATCCTACTGTTTTGCGACGTTTTGTTATAGGTGTGGATAGATCGAAGATGCGACTTTACGATCTTGAAGATTCAGCACAAGATGCGATCATTGATAATATTATAAATAAAAGTATTGTTCATGAGAGATCCTATGAGGAAAAATCGAATGACAATGAAAAATTTGCACAATTTACTTTTTAAGGAGAAAACATGTTTAAGATAGATATTGACCCCCTGCCTAAGGAGCCTCCTGAATATAAGATACATTCAGAAGGTAAAGGGCGAAGAAAAGT